AAGGACAGCTGCCACACGGCTGGCCGGCTGAGCTTCACCGACATCGAGCGGCTGCTAGTGGGCTCGATGGCCGAGAGCGGCGAGGTGTTCGTGCGGATGGTGCGCCAACCGTTCGGGCGCAGCAAGGTGCCGTTCTCGCTGGAGATCATCGAGAGCGACCTGCTGGATGACACCTACACGGGCGGCAGCACGGTCGAGGGCAACGAGTGGCGGATGGGCGTGGAGCTGGACCGCTGGGGCCGGCCGGTGCGGTATGCGTTCCTGACCAAGCACCCTGGCGACAGCGGTGTTGGCGGGATGCCGGTGAGCGCCCCGCGCCATCGCTTTGTGGCGGCCGAGGAGGTGATCCACCTCTACCAGATGGACCGCCCCGGCCAGACCCGTGGCGTGCCGATGCTGGCCAGCGCGATCCAGCGGCTGCACATGGTGGCCGGCTACGAGCAGGCCGAGGTGGTGCGAGCACGCGCCAGCAGCGCGCTGATGGGCTTCATCACCAGCCCCGAGGGCGAGCTGATGGGCGATGAGGTGGTGGACGGCGAGCGGGTAAGCAACTTTGAGCCGGGCGTGTTCAAGTACCTGGCGCCGGGCGAGAGCGTGACGGTGCCGCAGCTTGACGCGCCCGATGGCCAGCTGGAGCCGTTCATGCGGGCGATGCTGCGCGCGATGGCTGCCGGTGTGGGCTGCAGCTACGAGACGATCAGCCGCGACTTCAGCCAGACCAACTACAGCAGCAGCCGGCTGAGCCTGCTGGAGGACCGCGAGAACTGGAAGGCGCTGCAGCAGTTCATGATCGAGAACTTTCACCGGCCGGTGTTCGAGGCATGGCTTGAGATGGCGGTGCTGAGCGGTGTGCTAAACCTGCCGGCCTACGAGACCGACCCCGAGCGCTACCGCCAGGTGCGGTGGATGCCACGCGGCTGGGCATGGGTGGATCCGGCCAAGGAGGTGGACGCCTACAAGGAGGCGGTGCGCTGCGGGTTCAAGACACAGGCCGATGTGGTGGCCGAGCAAGGCGGCGACCTGGAGGAGCTGCTGCTGGCGCGCAAGGCTGAGGTGGATCGTGCGGACGAGCTGGAGCTGTATTTCGACAGCAACCCCGAGCACGAGCATGAGGTGGCCGAGACGCCCGAGCAGGAGATGACAGAAGAACAGCCCGAGCCGGCCGATAATGTGGAAGACAACGTTGATGCAGAGGACAGCGATGGACCTATCGCGTGACCTTGAAGGGCAACTGCTGAAGCGCTCTGAGGTTGCTGACTTCACGGTCAGCGAAGACGAGCGCAGCATCGAGTTCCCGTTCTCCAGCGAGTACCCCGTCTCGCGGTACTTCGGCAACGAGGTGCTGCAGCACGACACGCGCAGCGCTGACCTGAGCCGCCTGAACGATTCGGCGCCGCTGCTGTTCAACCACGACCCCGACAGGGTGATCGGTGTGGTCGAGCGCGCCTGGATCGACGGCGAGAAAAAGCGTGGCTATGCCACGGTGAAGTTCAGCCGCAACGCCTTCGCACAGGAGGTGCTGGCTGATGTGCGCGACGGCGTGCTGCGCAATGTTTCCTTTGGCTACGCAATCAGCGAAATGGAGCAAAGAGGCAGCGGCGACTTCGTTGCTACCAGCTGGGCTCCTTACGAGATCAGCGTGGTTAGCATACCTGCAGACCCCACTGTGGGTATGGGTCGGTCACTTGAGACCGATCCTGCGGCCACAGCCGCATCACCAACCCCCGAAACAGAACCCGAGGTTCCGATGGAAAACACCCCCGATCTGACGGCGGTGCGGGCTGAAGCGGCTGCTGAGGCTGCTAAGGCCGAGCGCGCCCGCATTGCTGGCATCACCGCCCTGACCGAAAAGCACGGCATGGCCGATCTTGGCCGTCAGCTGATTGAAGGCGGCCGCAGCCTTGACGAGGCTCGCGCTGTTGTCCTCGACAAGCTGGGCGCCAAGCCGGTTGAGACCGTGGCTCCGGTTGAGATGGCTTCTGAGGAGCGTGCCTCCTACAGCCTCACCGCTGGCATCCGCGCCATGCTGACCGGCGACTGGTCCAGCCGCGAGGCCGGCCTGGTGCGTGAGCTGAGCAAGGAAGTGGAGAAGTCCGGTGTCGCCAAGACCACCGAGCGTTCCTTCTTCGTGCCGTTCGCTGCTCTCAACCAGCGCGCCACCTATGTGACCTCGGGCGCCACCACCGGCGGCAACCTGGTGCAGACCGATCTGCTGGCCGATGACTTCATCGAGTTCCTGCGGAACAACGCTCTGATGCTCCAGCTGGGCGTGCGCACCATGCCTGGCCTGGTGGGCAACGTGGCGATCCCCCGCCGCTCCGGTGTGGCTTCGACCTACTACCTGAGCACCCAGACCACCGCGATCACCCAGTCGGAGAGCACCTTCGACCAGGTGACGATGAGCCCCAAGAACCTGGCTGCCCTGTCCAAGTACAGCCGCCAGACCCTGCTGCAGGGCACCCCTGGCATCGAGGAGCTGGTGCGTCGTGACCTGACCGATGGCATCAACCTGGCCATCGACCTGGGCATCCTGAACGGTTCTGGCTCCAGCGGCCAGCCCACCGGCATCATGCAGACCTCCGGCATCGGCTCGGTGGCCATGGGCACCAACGGTGGCGCGATCACCGTGGAGAAAGTGGTGGATCTTGAGTCTGCCGTGATGCAGGCCAACGGTGTGGTGAACGCCGCAAACGTGGCCTACCTCACCAACTACAAGGTGTCCGCTGCCCTGAAGAAGCTGCGTGCTGGTGGCTCCACCACCGGCGACGGCCCCTTCCTGGTGAACGACCAGCTGAACGCCATCGGCCGCGGTCCTACCCCCTCCAACCTGAACGGCTACCCTCTGGCCCTGACCAACCAGGTTCCCTCCAACCTGACCAAGGGCTCCAGCAGCGGCGTTTGCTCCGCTCTGGTGATGGGTGACTTCAGCCAGGCCATGGTCGGTTTCTGGGGCAATGGCCTGGAAATCACCGTGGGCGAGGACCAGGACGACTTCAGCAAGGCTCTGACCAGCGTTCGCGGCATCGTCACCTACGACGTGGCCGTGCGCGATCCCAAGAGCTTCGCCGCCATCCTGGACGTGACCACCTGATAAGGAGCCGGGGGCGGGCAACCGCCCCCCTTTTTTTCGATGAAGGTTCTGATCGCAAGCGATTGCGCCGCACGCGGCCAGTATCTGGAGGCCGGTAAGGTCTACCAGCTGGACTCTGATGTGGCTGCCGAGCTGCTCCGCATGGGTCGCGCTGTTGAGGCGCCGGCGGAGGAACCCAAGCCGCGCACCCGCAAGGCCAAGGCGGAGGCCGCCGATGGCGCTGACTGAGGACCTGGCAGTATTCCTGAACGACTTTGGCGTCAGCTGCACCGCTGGCGCTGTGACTGCATTGGGGCTGCTGGACATGCCCACGCAGGTGGTGGCGGGCGAGATGGTGCTGACCACCGACTACACCTTGACGGCGCGCTTCGCTGACTTCGGCGCGCTGGTCTACGGCGACAGCATCACGGTGGCCGGCTTGATCTACCAGGTGCGCGAGGTTCGGCAGCTGGACGATGGCGCCTTTTGCGAGATCGGCCTGATGCGCCTGTCGCCTGGCCAGACGGCACCAGGCGGCCAGCCGCGTGAATGGAGCATTGGCGACTTGGCTGATGTGAACATCAGCAACGCTCAGCAGGGAGACATGCTGATCAACGATGGCACCAACTGGGTGGACACCAATACCATTGATGGAGGAGGTGCAAGCTGATGGCCACCACCCGGCAACGGATCCAGCTGCGACGGGACACGGCGGCCAACTGGACCGCTGCCAACCCTGTTCTGCTGGCTGGTGAGGCTGGCTATGAGACGGACACCGGCGCGTTCAAGATCGGCAACGGCAGCTCAGCGTGGTCGGCGTTGGCCTATGCCAGCGGCAACCGTTTGCAGGATCTGACGGATGTTGCAGTGGGCAGTCGCGTTGACGGCAGCCTGCTGATTTACGAGGCAGCCACTGCGAAGTTTGTTGCCAACGACATCAACACTAAAATCACACTGACGGACGGGGGCAACTTCTAAGCCATGGCCAACACCCTACGCATCAAGCGCCGGACAAGCGGCGGCACCGGAGCCCCCTCCAGCCTGGCGAACGCAGAACTCGCCTACAACGAGGTCGATGACGTTCTCTACTACGGCAAGGGCACTGGCGGCGTAGGGGGCAGCGCCACCACGATCCCGGCCATTGGCGGCTCTGGCGCGTTCCTAACCCTCAGTACCGCCCAAACAGTTAGCGGCAACAAGACGTTCACCGGCAGCGTTGACCTGACCGGCTCCAACGCCACAGCTGCCACGCAGACGGCCAGCGACAGCAGCACCAAGGTTGCCACTACCGCCTTCGTCAAGGCGCAGAACTACATCACCGGCAACCAGACGATCACCTTCAGCGGTGACGCCTCGGGCTCCGGCACCACCTCCGTTACCCTGACCCTGGCCAACGCCGGCACGGCTGGCACCTACACCAAGGTGACCACCGACGCGAAGGGTCGCGTCACCTCCGGCACCACGCTCAGCGCCACCGACATCCCGACGCTGACGGCGGCAAAGATCTCGGATTTCGACACCCAGGTGCGCACCAGCCGCCTGGACCAGATGGCGGCACCGACCGCTGAGGTGTCGTTGAACAGCCAGAAGATCACCAACCTGGCAACGCCGACCGCTGACACCGACGCGGCCACCAAGGCGTATGTGGACGCCTCCCGCAGCGGCCTCGACGTGAAGGCCAGCGTGCGGGCTGCCACCACCGCCAACATCACGCTGAGCGGCACGCAGACCGTTGATGGCGTGGCGCTGATCGCTGGCGACCGCGTGCTGGTCAAAGACCAGAGCACGGCCAGCGCCAACGGCATCTATGTGGTGGCGGCCAGCACCTGGTCCCGCTCGACCGATGCGGACACCGACGCCGAAGTCACCTCCGGCATGTTCACCTTCGTCGAGGAAGGTACGGTCAACGCCGACAGCGGCTGGGTGCTGAGCACCAACAACCCCATCGTGGTGGGGTCCACCTCACTGGCCTTTGCGCAGTTCTCCGGCGCTGGTCAGATCACCGCTGGCGCTGGTCTCACCAAGACCGGCAACACGCTGGACGTGGTGGGCACCGCTGATCGGATCCTCGTCAACGCCGACTCGGTGGACATCGCCTCCACCTACGCCGGCCAGACCTCGATCACCACGCTGGGCACCATCACCACCGGCACCTGGAACGGCACCACGGTGGCCGTGGCCAACGGCGGCACCGGCGCGACCACGCTGACCGGCGTGCTGAAGGGCAACGGCACAAGCGCGTTCACGGCTGCTGTGGACGGCACCGACTACCTGAGCCCCAACGCAACCATCGACGGCGGCAGCTTCTAAACCGTTCCGCTGTCAGTCCCGCCTACATAGGCACTACAGGGAAGCCACATGGCAAACGTCATCAGGATTAAGCGATCCGCAGTCGCCAGCAAGGTGCCAGCTGTTGGCGACCTGCAGCTGGGCGAGCTGGCGGTCAACACCTTCGACGGCAAGCTCTACACCAAAAAGGACAACGGCACCGCCTCCATCGTGGAGATCGGTGCGGGCGGCAGCGGCACGGTCACCAGCGTTGCGACAGGCACC